CCCTAAGATATCCGCCATAGTTTCTACAAGCTCGTCGGTTGTCTCTACCAGTCCGTCGGTTGTCTCTCTGAGATCGTCGTACTTTTCTTCTGCTGTTTTCTTTCCCGCTTTCTCCGCTGCAATTCTCCGGGCTTCTTCAATCCATTTAGCCAGGCTTCCGTTAATGCGCGCTTCCAGTTTTGCAGTTTCACGGGTGCAAAACTCAATCAATGTAAAACGGTAGTGTTTCGGTTTCTCTTCCGTTTCTTCTACCGTCTCTACATCCGTCTTAAGCTGTACACGCACACGCCCCGCCTGTCTCTCGACTATAGCCGCACCTGTCAGTACTTCCTCTTCTGTCTCTACGCCTTCTCTGATTCTTACCGCTTCCATTGCTTATCTTCTCCTTTGCGCTTTTTACGGTATCCTTAAAATACTTTACTTTCAGTCCGTAAGAGTCTGTATTTTTTATCCAGCCATAATAGCTTATAATACTTCTCGCATCGTGTCCGTTAAGTATCTGCTTCTTTCGTACCTTCCGTATTCTTCGTGTTATTCTTAAGCATATACTGGAACGTAAGGTAGTACAGTCCCGGTAGAATCTATAGCCTATAAAGTCTATTGGTCTGTTTCCCAGTTTCCCTTTATCATTTGTCGCGTGCACTTGTAATTTACTCTTTATGTGTAAGCCTATTCGTGATAGCGCATCACGGATACAGGCTACATACTGCCGCAGCTTCTTTTTATTACTACTAAATAATAACATATCGTCCATGTACCTAAAATAGTATTTTATCTTGAAAATATGTTTTATTACAAAGTCTACTGGTGTCAGCATGATATTAGCGAACCAGTGACCGAACGGCGTACCTATTGGTATTCCTCTTTTCCCGGCTGCTGTCTCTTTTACCCAGTAAATATCTATACACATAAACAGTAATTCAAGTAACCTTTTGTCTTTAAACATTTTGATAAGCCGGAACTTCAAAAAGCAATGTAAAATATTGTCGTAGCATTTCTTAATATCCAGGGCTTCCCAGTACTTTGTATGCTTTACATTCTTATACGTCTTTCCTTTCCTGTTCTTCCTAGCTATCGCTCTTTCAATCTTCCTTTTGCAATACGTCCCGCCTTTTCCCTTTATACTTGCGCACGAATACATATACATCCTTCTTGTCAGAATAGGCTCAATGATCTGTAATACTGCCCGTTGTACAATCTTATCAACCATACAGGGCTTAGCGATCATTCGCTTTTTATGCCGCACACCGTCGTATATTTCTTTCCTTCTCAACTTACGCGGCTTATATCTGCCTTCTATCAAAAGTGCCTGTATCATTTTCGTGTATTTGTCGATATCCCCTAAATACTTTTCTTTCTGTTGTTTTGCATTTGCTTTTTCATTTTTCTTTGACTTCGTGGCGTTCGGGCTACTGCATACTGCCTTAATCGCCGTTTTAATGTTTTCATATTCGTAGATTTTTTCGTAGATTCCACCAACTCTTTTAGGTAGTATCTCTTGTTTCTTTAACTTTGATTTCTTATTTACTGGCTTATCCATATACTACCCTTTCTTAAATGCTTATTCGGAATACGTCCAAAGACGTACCGCCCTGTAAATAGCGGCTTCCTGGTTTCCCCTAATAGTTCCTTGCCAGTCGCTTATTTTTACCAGTCCTTCGCCGTGTCGGTTACTCTGGTAAGGTCACAGCTTGCGCCGTGTTTAGATAGTGTGCAATAATTCATATTTTCCATTATAAGCATTAAGAAGCACCCCGCCGATGTTCCAGTTCGCGTTACCGCTGCCGTTGTTCGCGTTCACGTAAGGCAAGCCCGCGTTAGCTCCGTTGTTCGCGTTACCGAAGACATACAAGACGTACCAGGCGGCTTACACACTAAATCCCTTTTATGTATTTTCTCTATCCTTTCATGTTCTATCTCCTTCCCGCCGTTTCTTTTGGGTAGTATATCATTTCATTTTGCAAATTCAATACTTTCCCCCTTTCCTTCCATTTTCCTGGAAATCTTTAGGTATTAGGGGGCTGCCCGCCCCCGTTACACCCCCGGTCTTACTGGCGCTTTTTAAGAAGCACCCCGCCGATGTGCCAGTCCGCGTTACCGCTGCCGCCGCCCGCGCCCACGTAAGGCAAGCCCGCGTAAGCTCCGTTGTTCGCGCTACCGAAGACACACAAGACGTACCAGGCGGCATTGTTGTTACTCCATAAGTACGCCCCGTTTCCTTTTCCAACCGAAGAACCGCCCAGCTTTTCGCACCACATTTCTAACGGGTGTTCCGGGTCAAATCCTTCCAAAAGCTGCCAGCCGGACGTTGTAGGAAATGCAAAGCTTAACGCCTTATAATTCGGGTCTGTATCTCCTACGTTATCTTTCGTCGCTGTGTTGTCGTAGCATACATATAATTTATCCTGGTATCTATTCACGTTATCTACGAAAGCATATTGTCCGTTAAACTCATGCCCTAAAAGTAACATGGCGTGCTTGCCATCATTTACTAAGCATCCGTCTTTCATCCCCAGGCTATCGGTTGTTCCCGATATGTTAGCGCAATGACTAATAATATTGCCTACCGCAATATTTACCGGGTCGCCGTCAAAATAGATTGCTTTTCCCGTTACGCTTCCGCTGCTGTAGTCTTCCACTCTTGTTATCAGTCTTTGCTTTGCTACCTGTGCTCCGCCCAGGCTCGTACCAATTTCCACAGCATTTCCTACCAGGTATTCGTTAGCCGCTGTCGCCAATGCGATAACGATACGATTCGTACTCTGTTCTGCTACCAGTGCTTTGTCTCGATCTGTATACCTTAAGAAATAATATCCTTTGCATACTTTTTCTTCTGTATTAAGACTTGCATATTTTACCAGTACCAGCATACTATACGCCCAGTAGCTTGTACTATCCATGCTGTAGTATCCATCTCCGGCTGCTTTTGATCGTGCACGTACCGTAGCTCTATTTATTCTACAATCTGGGTGCTTTCCGCTCATGGATACGTGCTTACTTCCCATAAGTGAAGACGGGTAGCGTCCCCACTCCCACGGCTCTATATATACCGCTCCGTCAAATGCTCCGGCGGAAATCTGTACATATTCGTATGTATCGTCTCGCCAGCGTTTGAGATAATATCCCGGATACTCTGTAAGTACCATGTACTTCGTTGGGTCGTACCCCGGTTCTCCGATATACGCTATTGTTTCCCCTGTATCCAGGTCGCAGCATTTAGATACAATCCCCGCCCACGGCATTACATAAGAAAAGTCGTCTTTCCCTACTTTTGTCCCTATGGTCGGGTTTGCTTCCATGCCTACACTTGCGTCTGTACGTTCCCAGGTGTCACTTACATTTGCTGTATTCCACACCCTTTTTACCCCGTAAATCGGCGCGCCTACCTGGGTATGAATCCCGGCAACTCTTAAGAGTGCGTTTGTTTCTTCCTTCGTGTATCCCTTAATATTTTGTGTAGCTTCTACTCCGGCAGCTTCTATTTGCTCGATCGCTTCCGCTTTTGTATCTGCAATCCCTTTTACTACGTCTTCTGCCTTCGCCTTCGCCGCTTCTGCTGCTTTTGCTGAATTTGCCGCTGCTGTTTTGCTTTCTGATGCCGCGCTTGCTGAATTTGCTGCTGCTGTTTTACTTTCCGACGCTGCGCTTGCTGAATTTGCCGCCGCTGTTGCGGACTTTCCGGCGGCTGCCTTAGAATCTGCTGCCGCGCTCGCTGAATTTGCTGCTGCCGTTTTATTTTCTTCCGCTTTGCTCGCCGCTGTCTCTGCCCTGGAAGTATAACCCGGTATCTGTTTCATAGCTGATTCTGCTGTTTTAACTGCTTCATTAGCTGTATTTAATGCAGTATTCGCTACTTCCTTTGCAAGTCCCACCGTTCTTAATGCATCTGTAAGGCTTTCGTATTCGTTGCTGCTTTTAATATCGTCTTCGCTTACCGCCCCGTCGTCTACATTCAAATAGAATTTAGCTGTACTTAATACGCCGCCGTCAGTTCCGTACAGTACTACGTCTACAATAGCTGTACCCTTGCAAGTTGTCATTTGCCCGCTTATGTCAATTACGATTGTATTGTTATCTTTCGTAGCATTTTTAGTAACCTGTTTTCCATCCGCCTTTCTACAGCGAACTTCTACAGTATTTACCCCAGCAAGGCTATAGTCCTCTCCGTTGTCTTTAATTTCCGCAATTACCCGGCGTTCTGTATCGCCCATCTTTGCGAATACAACTTTATAGGAATCTCTTAAGCCTACATCTAACGTAAGTCGTGTGATCTGTTTATTCATTCTTCAACAGTTCCCCTTTGTATTGTTCAAATTCCATAGCTGCTACTGTAGCATTTCCCGCGCGTACATTTGCTAAGACGCTTTCAAGAATCAGCACCGTAATACTTGAATGTAAGCCGTAATTTCTTTCCGCCATAATAATCGCTGTATTGATATCTTTTTTCGCTTTTTCAATAGTAACGCTAATCGGCTCGGCTACTCTCTTAACTGCTTCCTCTTTTGTCTCTACGTGGTTTTCTTCCTCAACCTCTACTATTTTTCTCATGTTCTTAATGGCTTCTTCTTTTGTTTCTGTGTGTTTTTCTACCTTTACTTCTTCTTTGCTCATACTACTTCTTTTTCCTCTTCCACTTTCATTTCGCCCGCTTCTGTATTGAAAAGTCTTACCGTGGTTTTTTCTATTACCGGGCTTTCTTCTTCTTTCGGCTTTTCCGCTTCATTAACCTTTAAGTATCTATCTTCTTCCATATTTTCTCCTAACTTCTCGGGGCGCTTGTTATGCCGCCATTTCTTACAGTTATTGATGAACTCCACCACGTAATAGTACCATCACTATTCGCCTGTATCTTTGTTATTATCGGAATTTCCCCCGTCCAACTGCTATAGCCGTCGTACGACGTGTTTCTTAGATCGGCGTTATACAAATTCCAGTCATGCGCGTACATATTACAGCCAAGATGTAAGCCTTTTTCTGTGTAGATACTATTTGCTCTCGAATAGCATAAAATTGTATCGTAGCTTGTCGCGCCGCTACTTTCTTTTTGTGCCCACGCCATATATTTTCCTTGATATTCCAAGTCGAACGAAAGCCCTTTATGCGTGCTATTGTCTTTCCATTCATTCGTACCTATTCGTCCTACAAAATAATTATCCCTATAAAATGAATTTCCATTTTGGTCAAATACTGCTCGTTTTCCTTTTGCTGTTACTTCTCCATTGTAAATAGCGATCTGTCCGGCTGAAATTTGCACATACTTAGAACTCTTATTAAATGCAATCAGTACATTATTGTAGTATTGGGTTATATAGCTTCCCATATCCCCTTTTTCTACTTTACTCGTTATTTTATTTGCATTTACTTGTATAGCACTTCTAAGTTCGTCTTCTATACCTTCTGCTCTTTTTACCTCTGCTTCGATAGCGTCATTTGCTACTGTAAATTGCGCTTCTGCGTGATCTTCGTATTTTCCCAGTACTTCTATATCTTTGATATAAACCGTAGTGTTATCCACATAGTTATACACATAAATGTACTTTGTCCCCGCTGAGCTTATAGTTATCTCCGTTTCGTACTCATAAAACTTTTCGTCGTCAAGTGCCCCTTTTCCTGTATATACACTTGTTCCGTCTAATGATACTCTTACTCTCGCTTTGCTTATGCTTCTTAAATCTGCTGCCGCCTTAAATCTCAACGTATACGTTCCCGCTTTCAGCTTCCAACTTTGGCGCATATAGATATTAGACGTTCCTCTTGTAATTTTCGCTACATTTCCTAAATACTCAACGTTTGCAGCCTTAATATTATTGCTATCACTTAAGTACCACCCGTCCAGGTTTCCGCTTTCAAAAGTTCCATTTTCTACATAGTTATGTTTCAGTTCGTTTACTGCTTTTTTTGCATATGTTTTTACTGATTCTGCCGACTGATCTATAGCCGTATTCATGCTAACCTGTGTTACATATTTCTTAAGCTTTTCGTCCGTGTCGGCTTTTGCATCTGTCAAAGCCTTATTCGCCTTTGTGTCCGCGTAGTTTTTCGCATTTGTTCCCACTGTATCGGCGTAGCTGTTCGCCCCTGTGCCTACCTTATCCGCATACCCTTTTGCGTTTGTTTCTGCTTCGCTTGCCAGGTTTCCCGCCGTTTCATCTACATACTGAAAACTGGTATAAGTTTTGCTCGCTTCGGTCTTGATCTGTTCCGCTGTCTGACTTATCGCCGTATTCATTTCTGTAGTAGTAACATATTTCTTAAGCTTTTCGTCTGTATAACTCTTTGCTCCCGCTCCTACAGTATCCGCATACCCTTTTGCGTTTGTTTCTGCTGCTCCGGCGGAATCATCTACATACTTATACGTTGTATACTTCTTGCTCGCTTCGGTCTTAATCTCTTCTGCTGTCTGGTTTATTGATGTCCCCATTTCGACCGTAGTAACATATTTCTTAAGTTTTTCTTCCGTATAGCTGTTCGCGTTGCTTTCTGCTTCATTTGCCAGGTTTCCCGCTGTTTCGTCTACATACTGAAAAGTAGTGTAGGTTTTCTTGAAATCGCTTTTAAGCCCGTCGATATCATTTTTATAGTTTCTCTCTACAGTGTTTACCGCTTCGCTTATATGGGTTTCCACCGACTTTTTATAGTTGATGCTGATAGATTCCGCTTGTATGCTATCTGCTTTTATAAGCGCTCCGTCAAGCTGCCCGACGCATATATAATCAGCGTAAAAGCCGCTACCAGTTCCAAAGGTCTTCCAATCCCAGTCTTTCCCGTCTGCTGTACGTTCTGATGCAATACAGAAGCCCATTGTACCGATAGACATAGCCCCGTAAGTTGGGCTTCCTTCTACCAGGTCTTCAAATATTACCGCCCTTACTTCTGAAGGTTGCGATATGTCGCGCTGTGCTTTTAATTGTGCCTTTACAGCGTCGATTTTACCGTATACTTCTTCTGCCTTAAGCGTCCCATCTTCCCTGGTTACTTTCTGTATAATATCTGCCGCGCTGGTTGTCTTGTCAAAATAATTTTCTATAAAGTTCCCTAGCTCAACTTCTGCGTTTTCTTCCTCTATGCAGTCGTACACAAGCCTTATACATCTTGCCGTTACATTTATCTTAAGCTTTCTGTCCTTTGTTAATACGTCGTCGCCTATTCCTATTGTTGTTAATTTCTTGTAGTCTTTATAGTCTTCCGTATTCGCAACTTCTACCAGGTCTACTTTATAATTTACTTTCGGCTTATCAAGCCCGTTTTCATACTCTTTCGTGCACCGTCTTTTAAGTTCTTCCCTTAAAAGTTCCAGCGTACTAAATCCTTCTTCCCCTTCCTGGCAATCTTCCAGCAACTTAACATCTTCAAATTTAATAACTGCTGCCCTGGGATTTGCATAGCTTTCAATGAGTGGGCTATCTATCCACGGTTCTTCCCCTTCCAGGGTGTGCCCGTTGTATGATACCGGGATAATTCGTGTTACTACATCGTCTATACTTATGTCCGCTTCTATCCCTGTCATATTCCGCCCAAACTCTGCGCACGCTCCATAGTCCCCGCCCAGTCGGTCATTTATGATAACAGTAAAATTATCATACATTCTTTCGCCGCCCCAGCGATTTATAAAGCTGTTTTCATTGTCCCCGCCGATTGCTTCCATGATGTTTTTACGGATATAGTAGGCTGTGGATCGCGTTTTAATATTTGTCTTCGCTTTATACTTAGTGCCGCTTAAGATTATATCTAACGCTTCTTGCCCTGTCTTGTCCGTCGGTCTTACATCTACCAGCATTTCCCCGGCAGAATCATAGAAAATATGTCTTGCATAAGCCGTTACTTCTGTCTCAGTCTTTGTATAATCATAGATTCTAAAAAGCTGCTTCTTTGAGTATGGCGTAGGTGCTGCTATCACATTATCATTTACCAGGTATTCCCAGCGCCCCAGGTCGTCTATAGGATGTTCTAAGGTAAGCTCTGCTATTCCTTCTACAGTAAGTTCTACTTCGCACGTAGTCGGCGTTAAGGTCATATCTCCATTGCTTTCGTAGTCCTCATTACCTTTAACGTATACCTCTATCATTTATCTGCACCGCCAGTTAGGTTTTATCTTAACTGTAAATCCAGGGCTTACACTAAATGTATTTTCCCCTTCTTTTAAATACAGGTCTTCATAATACCCTGTAAGCCTTCTGTTTGCCGTTTCCTTTAACGCCGTGTAGCAAAGTTTCAGCCCAGTATCTATTACCAGCTTCCCGCCGATATTTGCCGTAATTTTTGTACCATTTACAGTAAGTGTGCATACGCCGTCTCCTGTGATCTCGTACACTGGTTTGCACTCTTCAAAAGCATTATACAGTGTGTTGCTTAAATTCCTGGTTTCTGCCCCTTCTGTTAGGTACATATATCCTTCGCAAGTAAATGTTACC